GAGCAACGCGCCGAGGAAAGGTTCTTCCACAACCATTGCAAGAGGCGCTGAATCAAGTGGCGAACGAGCAGTCACAGGAACTTTAGCGGCGAGAGATTACAAAGGACTCGCTGCCGATGATTTATTGGACAACAAAGCAATTGTTGATTTAGTGAGTAAAGATTAAAAAATAAATGATGGTTATTGTAATGAGAGAACGAGAAGGAAAAGCGGGGGGGGGGAAGGGATTTCTACTAGCGGAGAACAGGAGTTTTACATTGGCGACAAGTAATTTTCAAATTATTTTCTATGGACAGAGAGTAGGTGATGTCAGAGTGCAAGATGACAAGATAAACACTTTGCAGGCAAGAATGGGAACAGGCGGAAACAATATGCCGATGTTGGCAGAGGTCTTAGCCTTTGATGCTTACAATCAAACTGTTAGCGAAACAAGTCAAACAATCAAAGCCCATACTGCTAACAAAGAAAACATTGGAACTATTTGGGAGAAGTCAACAGTGCGCCGATTGACACCGACAGAGTGCGAGAGGTTGCAAGGATTTCCTGATGGATGGACAGAGGGCCAAGCCGATTCGCACCGCTATAAACAAATGGGCAATGCGGTGGCGGTGCCTGTTGTCGAGTGGATTATTAACAGAATAACAAACTAGGAGAACTATGACGGGGGAAATCTTACGAACGGGCCTTGAGTTCGCTGCCAATGGCATCTGTGCGGTGCCGGTTGCAACTGATGGCTCCAAAAGGCCTGCACTTACCAATTGGAAGCTATATCAAGAACGCCTGCCAACACCTGATGAGTTGCTGACTTGGTTTGCAAGCGCCGAAGGTGTCGGTGTCATTTGTGGAAAAGTCAGTGGCAATTTAGAGATGTTGGAACTAGAAGGCCGAGCAGTTGCCGACAAGATGCACCTTGACTTAAAAGAGATGGCAAATAATGCAGGCCTTGGTGATGTTTGGGATCGCATAAACAACGGGTATGTGGAGATGACTCCATCAGGCGGAATCCATTGGCTCTATCGCATTGACGGAGAAGTTCCTGGCAACACCAAACTCGCAAGAAGGCCTGGCGAAAATGGCGGGATAGATGTCCTAGCCGAAACAAGAGGTGAGGGCGGCTTTGTCATTGTCGCGCCATCGGCAGGGCCTTGCCATCCGTCAGGCGGAGCTTGGAAGATGCTTGTTGGCGGAGCCAATAGCATCCCGACACTGACGGTTGACGAGCGCGACCAACTCCACAAATTATTTGAAACCTTTGACTCAGTTCCCAAGGTTGAGTTTGTCACCGAAGAACTTGCGCCAAAAGGTGTCAATTTAACTCCTGGCGATGATTACAACGCCAAAGTCACTTGGGATCAGATACTTGAGCCTTTAGGTTGGAAGAAGGTTTACACCAACAAGGCAGGTGTGACCTCTTGGAGAAGACCAGGCAAGTCTGAAGGCATAAGCGCCACCACAAATCACGCAGGCAATGACAAGTTCTATGTCTTTTCAAGTTCAACACAGTTTGAAGCTGAGCGAAGTTATAGCAAGTTCGCAGTCTTCACCATCGTGCAGCATCAAGGCAACTTCACCGCCTCTGCCAAGGCTCTGCGTGAGCAAGGCTATGGCGAGGCACGCAAAGAGCTTCAAACCTTAGAAGTTCACTCACCTGCGCTAGTTCAACTCCACGATGAAGAAGGTCAGCCCTTTGAGTCCTCTTGGATACCTAAACAGATTCAAGAGTTAGAACTAGCCGATGAGCCTGCGCCATCAATGCTTAGACGAGAAGATGGCAACTCTCTTTTATATGCAGGCAAGATAAATGCCATCTTCGGTGAGTCTGAGAGCGGTAAAACTTGGCTCGCATTGGAAGCAATAAGGCAAGAACTTGCCAAGAAAAACATAGTTTTCTATTTAGACTTTGAAGACTCGGCAAGAGGCATTCTCAATCGCTTAAAGACAATGAAGGTGCCGACAGATAAGTTCAAGTTCTTTAGGTATGCAAACCCTGACTCCAAACTCGAAGCAGGTGTTGGCGAATTGATGAAGACTGAGATTATGGCCTACCTGCCAAGTCTGATTGTCGTTGATGGTGTCAATGCCGCGATGAACCTGATGGGTCTTGATTTAGAGAAGAATAAGGATGCAACCTTCTTCTCGCAGACAATTTTGAAGCCCTTAAGGATCGGTGGCGCTGGCATTCTTACCATCGACCATGTCACCAAATCAAAGGATAACCGAGGCAACTATGCCATTGGAGCCCAAGCCAAGAGAGCTGACATTGACGGTGCGGCCTTTGCCGTGTCGGTGGCGATGCCATTTGGCAGAGGCATTGACGGAGCCCTTGATATAACTTGCACCAAAGATAGGCCTGGCTTTGTCCGTGCCATCTGCCCCGATGCCAAGACGGTCGGCGTTGCCAACCTGCGCTCGCTGCCTGATGGCGGTATCTCGGTGTCCATATCGGGTGGCAGTGTCAAGATTTCAAGTAGAGAACAGAAGATGGAAGCGGTCTGCGATTTACTTAGGAATCACGGATACGAAATGCACCGAAATCAAATCGCTGACATCTTAAGAGATAAGAACATTGGCGTTGGTAATGGTGAGTTAAAAGTTGTTTTAGAGTCATTAGTCGGTGGCGGTCACATTACTTATCGAAGAGATGGTCAGAAAATCTATTACAGTTTTGAGCAAGATTTCATTGTCAATGATGTCAAGGCTTGGACTCCAAATGAGTGACCGTTCCGCAGCACTTGGTTGGACACGGAACGGTTGTTTGTCTAATCAAAATACCCTTACGGAACAGTCGGAACGGTTAGGTGTTATTTTTACGCTCAAAACAGGCAACCGTTCCGCCGTTCCGCACCGTTCCGCACCACTACGGAACGGTTTTGCCAATAACCGTTCCGCCGTTTCCCCCCCCTATAAGGGGGGGAACGGAACGGTTGGTCGGAACAGTTCGAGGAACAGATGAATCAAGATTTCAAGCCTATAAATTGCTCAAGGTGTGGAGCCCTCATTTGGGCAGGGATAAGTTGGGCTGGCTTTGCTCGCCGACTTGATACCCCTGTCCTCACCATTGAGGAAGAGATAATTAAACGGATCAACAACCTAATGACCTTTGAGTGTCACAAGACCAAGGTGTCCTTTGAGGCGGTTGAAAGAAGTGCCAACCGAATTAAGTGGGGCAAGACCAAGAGGTCGGTCATCTTGGGAGAGCATCACTGCTCCTCATTCAAACTCTTTGAAGTGACACCGCCGAACTATTGGAAAGAACTCGACTACATAGGAAGGCCGTTCTGATGCAATGTTTAGTCTGTAAGAAAGAAATCGAAGCCGAGTGTCGCAGTTGCTTCGGTCGCCTGCGAGCTACCTTGAAGGAGTTGCCACAGTTGCAGTTCGAGGCAGGCTTCTACCTTGAGCCATCACGCACCGGCAGTGGCGCGGTCAGCGCCGAACGCTCTATCGGTATCAATGTCAATGCCTTGGACTTTTCAATGGCAACTGACCTTCTTGCCATCCTTCACGGGTGGGAAGGCATTATCAGGCGCGACAGGGCCTTGACACCGCCCGCGCTAGTAAAGAGGGAGCCGACTACTGACCTTGAAGTCCTGGCAACCTGTGAGTTCCACATTGCCCACCTTTCTTGGACATTGACTCAGCCGTGGGCGTTAGACTTCGCAGGGGAAGTTTGGGGGCTACACGCTAGGGGTCGTGCAGCCGCCAAAAAGTTCAAAGAACAGGCAAGAAGGATTCCTTGTCCGACTGATGACTGCAATCGTTTTGTTGTCATTGATGTCGAACAAATGTCACAAGATGTCAGTTGCTTTGGATGCAAACAAAGTTGGTCGGTCTTGAGATTGGTGGCACTAGCAATGAGCAATCCGAATCGCAGATTCTTTCTTGACATCGAGGCAATTGCAGCTTGGCTACAAATGACAGAGCGAGAGGTTTATCGAGCAGTTAGAAAGTTTGGAATTGAGAAACGGGGTTCGACTTACGATCTCCAAGCCCTAATGAAAGTGAGGCAACAAAATGCCTAGAATGTTGTCAAGGTTCTCTGCTACACTTTCGTTATCAGAGTTCCCTATCTCGGAACAATCCATCCACGAAATCGATGAAGCCCTTGGTCACGCTACCAAGGCACGCAACCTTCCTCATTACACTCAACGCCAACGCGACATTGTTGACGAGTTCATAGACGATTTGCTTGATATGCGTTTGGAGCTACAACAATGTTGAGCATAACAATAAGCATTGGTGATGTTGAGTCAGAGATGACAACCGACCAAAATCTTTCCTTTGATGCTATCGAGTCGTTATTGAGCAGAGCAGTCAATGCAACGCTGCAATGTTATCTATCTCTTCCAACTGAGGATCGTCTTGCAGGCTTCGGAACGGATGATGAAGATGATGACGAGGAAGCCGAATGAATCGCGTGTGTGTCGTAAGTGTGGAACTGAATATCCGATAACAGAGTTTCGTTTCACTAATAAAGCAATAAACAAAAGACACAACATCTGCAAACATTGTAGGCAGATTCATAGAAAGTTTGTTCGTGAAGCAAAGCAACACTATGACGAACTCTTAAAGAAACAGAATAACTCTTGTGCTATATGTGGAATCACTGCTGATGAAAGCAATGATAAGTTAATCATTGACCATAATCACGACACACTTATTGTGCGAGGAATTGTTTGTTCTTATTGCAACAAGGGTCTTGGATTCTTTAAGGACTCACCCACCCGCCTAGCGATGGCAATAGAATACTTAGTGAAACACGATGGCATTACTTCCTAGACCTTGCGCACAATGCGGAACAATAGTTCGCAACTCTTATCTCTGTGCTGAATGTAAGCGAAAGAAAGAAGCACTGCGCCCATCACGAACAGCGCGAGGCTATGATTACAAGTGGCAGAAGTTATCTAAGCTCGCTCGGCAGTTGCAACCATTTTGTCGCCTGTGCCATAGCACTCAAGACCTGACGGCGGATCACATAATCAGTTTGGCAAATGGTGGCAGAAACGAATTGCAAAATATCCAAGTGCTTTGTCGTTCTTGTAATTCATCTAAAGGAAAAAACGCACAGAATTAAATTGACCCCCCGTGGCACATACGGGTATGGGCAAAAAGTGTGGGAAACAGGCGCGTAAAGCACCCCGCGTATTCGTTTCTGCATACAATAGCAAGATACAACCTACGGGGGTTTTATTCAAGTGAGTGATGATTTGTAATGCCAGGGCCACAACCAAAGCCAAATGAAGTCAAGCGTTTATTGGGCAATCCAGGCGGTCGAAAACTGCCCGACCAAAAGAATTTAATTATGCTTCCACAACTAGCCGGTCAACCGCCTGCTCATTTGAGCAAGGTTCAAAAAACAAAATGGGCCGAGCTGCGCAGACTCGCTCCTTGGATAGCCGTCACCGATGAACCATTGCTGACCTCGCTTGTCGAGAAGATGACTCGCCAAAAAGAACTTTCTAAGAAAATGAAAAAGAGCGAGTTTGTCCTTTACACCGACAAGGGCTATGCCTATGCCAACCCTTTGTTTGGAATGCTCTCAACGATAGAAACTGAAATCTTCAAACTTCTTTGCCAACTTGGTTTGACTCCCGTAGATCGTAGCAAAATGGGAGTTGCTGAAGTCAAAGCGAGAACCAAGCTCGAAGAGATAATCCAAAACAAGAATGACTCAAAGTAGTTGGCCCCCGCGCTGGCTAACGCCAGTGCCACAGTCAGAACAAGACAATGGCGATGGCGATGTCTATGCCAAGTTTGCTGAGGCCGTTTGTCGAGTCACAAAGGATTCCGTCGCTTCTCCTGCCGGAAAACTTCTCATTCTTCGTGATTGGCAGAAAGAACTTCTGCGCCACGCACTTGCTCGCCGAGAAGATGGGCGCTTTCGTCATAGAACCGCGCTCGTTGGAATGGCTCGCAAGAATGGCAAGTCTGCCTTAGCAGCTTCAATGGGTCTTGCAGGTTTGACTCTTGGTGGCAACGGCTCTGAGATTTATTCTTGCGCAGCAGACAGGGATCAAGCACGAATCGTCTTTGGCACTGCTAAGCGAATGATTGAACTTGATGAAGAACTTTCATCAATGTTTGTTCTCTACCGCGATGCAATAGAGTTCAAAGAGAAGGCGAGTGTCTATCGTGTCCTCTCTGCCGAGGCTTACACAAAAGAGGGACTCAACCCTTCACCGCTTGTTATCTTTGACGAAGTCCACGCGCAACCTTCGTGGGATTTATGGAACACGCTATCCCTTGCCGGTGGCGCTCGCGCGGATTCTTTACTTTTCGGCATTACAACTGCGGGCATCAAGAGCGACTCGGCGGGCCAAGATTCACTCTGCTACTCGCTCTACCAATATGGACAACAATTAGTCAAGGGCGAAAAGACTGACCCTTCGTTCTTCTTTGCTTGGTGGGAACCAACTGCCGTTGATGCCGACCATAGAAACCCGCAAGTTTGGGCAGAAGCTAATCCTGGTCTTGGCGACATTGTTGACACTCAAGATTTTGAGTCGGCAGTATTGCGAACACCTGAAGCAGAATTTAGAACCAAGAGATGCAACACCTTTGTCAGCACAACAACTGCTTGGCTTCCACAAGGATCGTGGGAAGCCTTAACTTATGAAGGCAGACCGCATATTCCTGGCGAAGATGTAGTTCTTGCCTTTGATGGTTCTTTCTCTAATGACTCAACAGCTCTTATCGCTTGGTATCTAGGCGGAGAAAAGCCACATTGCTCAGTCATTGGATTATGGGAGAAGCCTGATAATGCAGAACAAGGTTGGTTCGTGCCGGTGGCAGAAGTCGAAGCAGCCATCATTTCAACTGCACGAAATAATCGAATCACTGTGCGAGAGATTGTTTTCGACCCCGCAAGATGGAACCGAACATTTATGGTTCTCGATGAAGAGGGCTTGCCCGTTGTGGCTTATCCCAACTCAGCAGAGCGAATGGTTCCTGCAACACAAAAGTTCTACGAGGCAGTTGTCAATGAGTCATTCACTCACGATGGCAATGAAGGCTTGGCAAGGCACATCGCAAACTGTGTCACCAAACAATCAAGTCGCGGTGTGATGGTGGCAAAGGCCTCGGCTCGGCGCAAAGTCGATGCCGCCGTTGCTGCAATTTTTGGCTATGACAGAGCCACGCAACCGCCACCGCCTAAGCCCCCTGTGGCTCAATTCTTTTCAATTCAAGTATGAGAGGCATTATGAAAAAACTTGATGTGTCAATGCTAGTCGGAGTCGGCGGTTTAATTATCGCAACAACAGGTCTTGCAATGTTCTCAGTTCCTCTTGCTCTTGTCTGCTTGGGGTCATTTCTAGTGTGGATAACGGAGAAGGCTAACTGATGGGAATTTCAAAGCGCATTCGCATTCAAGGCGAGAAGCGACAGAATATGAACTCACAATGGGTAGAGCCATTGGTTCCTGGTCGCCCTGCTTTTATGGCTCCATCAGGAGTCGATGTCACACCTGATTCTGCAATCAGAATGTCAACTGTTTATGCTTGTGTCCGTTTGCTTGGTGACACGATTTCATCTCTTCCTCTTGGCGCTTATGTTCGCAGAGGTCGCAATCGCATTTCTTATGCTGCCGTTTATGGCGAAACACCTGCTTGGGTTAATAGACCAAACCCTGAAGCCTCACGCATTGAGTTCTTTGAGCAAGTGTTAGCTTCTCTTAATCTTCACGGCAACGCTTACATTCTTACAGTGCGCGATGAGAACGATGAAGTCTTTGAGCTTTATTGCTTAAATCCTCACGAAGTTCGCATTCGCAGACTTGGCCCAAATGAGCCTTTAGTTTATGAAATAACTATCCGCGAAGAAGGCGAAGTCAAAACTGAGATTCTAACCGGCAGAGAAATTCTGCATATCCCAATGTTCCGTCTGCCAGGATCACATTATGGCCTTGGCCCTGTTGCCGCTTGCCGCCTTTCAATTGGTGGAGCAATGGCAGCAGAAACTTATGCTGCTTCTTACTTTGGCAACGCTGCAAACCCTGGCGGAGTTATTGAGGTTCCAGGAGAGCTAACCCAAGAGCAGGCGCAAGACATTGGCCGTGATTGGAATATCAGTCACACAGGCCCTTATCGCGCAGGCAAGATTGGCATTCTTTCAGGTGGAGCAGCTTTCAAGCCTTTGACCTTGAACGCCTCTGATGCGCAGCTTCTAGAAGCTCGCAGATTCGGCGTTGAGGAAATCGGAAGAATCTTCCGTTGCCCTATCTCACTTCTTGGTCATCCTGTTTCGGGCGCAATGTCATTCGCATCTGTTGAAGCGCAGAATCTTTCCTTTGTTCAACATAGCCTTCGCCCATTACTTGAGCGCCTAGAGCAGAGTCTTTCAAATCTGCTTCCTGAGCCTGATGGATTTATCAAGTTCAATCTTGATGCTCTTCTAAGAGGCACAACCCTTGAGCGCTATGATGCTTACACAAAGGGTCTTCGTGAAGGTTTCTTATCTTTGAATGATGTTCGCTCGGTTGAAGATTTGTCGCCAATAGGTGAGGCAGGCGATCAGTTCCGCGTGCCATTACAGAACATCGATGCCTCTGATGCTAAAGATGTCGGCCTAAATCTAAGAGCTGACATTGTGAGCAAACTTGTTCAAGTTGGCTTTGACCCTGAAGAAGTCCTCAAGGCGGTTGAGATGGTTCCTATTGCACACACAGGCGTTCCAAGTTCTCAACTTCAACCGATTTCACAGATTGACCCTAACGACCCTGCGGCTGCTTATGATGTTCGAGAGGCTCGCAATAATGGAACTGTTGTCAATGTTCCTGAGCCTGTCGTCAATGTAGCAGCTCCAAATGTGAACATCGAGCCTGCAATGGTTATGCTCGAATCACCTGAAGTTCGCGTTGAAGCTCCAACTGTCAATGTTGCCTCACCAACAGTTGAAGTCACAAATCAAATTGATAGGCGCAAGGTCAGAAAGAAAGTCATCCGCGATGGCGAAGGCAGAATCTCAGAAGTTATTGAAGAGTTTATTGAGGGGGATGAATAATGGCGACAGGTCTTAGCTCTTATCTAGCAAACAAATTCCTTGATGCCGTGGCAAATGCCACCTCCTACTCAGCAGCCAATGTCTATGTCAAACTCCACACAGGCGAGCCAGGAGCGAATGGAACTGCCAATGCTGCAACTGAAACAACTCGCAAAGAAGCAACTTTCTCATCTGCCTCAGCAGGTGCAATTGCATCTGATGCCGACATCACTTGGACAAACATTGCGGGTTCTCAAGATGCTACCAATTTTTCTGCTTGGGATAATCTTACTGCTGGCAATTTCTTATTTAGTGGCACTATCACTGGCAATGCTTATGTTGCAGGTGATACTTACACCATTCCAAGCGGTTCTCTAACTGCCTCGCTGACTTTGGCTTCCTAGTATGGCAGCTCAATTTCTTCTCGATGAGGGTGTCTTAGACACAGACTTACTTGGCCCAATCATCATTGTTTCGGCAAGTGGCGACCTTGGTGGAATCTCATCAAGTGGAAGTTCATTAGTAACGCATCTCGTTACTATGGCAGCAGAGCTTGGTGGCTTATCAGCAAATGCAAACACCAATCCTGAAACACCAGGCGGAGTGCAGGTTGAGTCAGGTCACGGATTTATCCAACCTTATTTCCCACCTGTTATCCCGCCTCAAGAAATCAAAATTGCAACAGTTTATGCAGGCGCGGTCGCGGGCTTAGGCGCAGTCAGTGCAAGTGCAATGTCTGAGATTTCCTTCTCGATAATGGAAGATGATGCAGAAGTTCTGCTTCTGATTTAGGAATCAAATGCCATATCTAATATCCGACAAGCAAAGTGATTGCCAAGGTTGGGCAACTGTCAAAGAAGAATCAGATGGTTCTTACACGACTATCGGTTGCCACGACAACAAGCAAGATGCCATTGACCAAATGGTTGCTGTCAGCATTGAAGAAGGCATTGAGCCAGGTGGAGAAGTTAGCAAACGCGCTCTTCCTGATAATTACAGACCAGCACTCTCAGAAGATGTGCCAGAAGGTAGAGCCTGTGGCAACTGCTACTTCTACAACGAAGCCAAGCAGAATG